CTTTTGCTTCTGCGGTGGCTCTCAGCTTTCCTGATTCCGGTGATCACTGTCCTGCCTGTGCCTCCGCGTTCCTTTAGCACAGCACAACAATATCTCGCTTTTGCCGTCGGCACCATATGATTCTCTAGGATTAGCTGGAACATTGTTTTTTCTGGCCGATGGCGCTCAACATCAGGATAGTATTTTTTTACGTATGCCGTCAGCTCTGGCGGGTCAACGCTGGTAATGTTCATGTGCGCGTCATGCTTTACGCCAGATCGACGCACCAGATCAAGCATCACGATGCTGTCCTTGCCACCGCTAAAAGCGACATAATAGCCTTCTGGTGGCTCATATTCATGCAAAATATTTATTGCATTATCAAATAGCTTTGCAAGATGATTGTCTTTCATTGTTTTTTTTCTCTATCGGATTAGGTTTCCGGAGCATTTAACTTCCTTATTTTTCTTTCTTTTTTGGGGTCTTCGAAGCATCCCTTCTCCGGGTTCGTGTAGTATGTGCAGATTGTCTCGGAGCGGAAGGATGCAGTCATATTGGTTGCGAACCTGCACCTGCCCGAGTATGAGCAGGTGCAGCAGTTCATATTGTTTTTTTTCTCTATCGGATTAGGTCTGCGGAGCATCGTTTTTCCTTATCTGTTTTTCCTTCTTCGGGTCTAATGGTTTTCCTTTCTCTGGATTAGCGTAGTATCTGCAGATCGTCTCTTCCATATAGCGGTATCCGAATATCTTGCATATTTTCAGATATGAGCAAGTAGTGCAGTTCATCTGGTTTTTTTCTTCTTGGCGATTAGGAGTTCTCAGCATTTTTCTCCTCATTTCGGACAATAGTGACTTCAGACCTTATGACCGTATCGTTGAACATATCGCTAATAAAATTTATGAGTTCCTCTTTTTCGTCTCTAAATAGTTCCACTCCGATCTCCAGTTTCACCTCACCGAGATGTTCAAACTCTGCTATAAGTGTAGAATAATATTCGCTTTTCATTTCTCACCTCGCTCAGGCATATTGGGCATAGGCATTTTAATTTCGATTTGGTCAAGGGATTGTTTCACTGCTTCTATGCCTGTGAGGGTTTTTTCGCTATGAGTGACGAAGCCCTCTTCCCATTCTGAATTCAGAATAACGCCGATAGTTTCCAAAATTGTCAAAGCTTCAGCTTGCTCAATTTCATTGTCGATAGTTATTTTGATTTTTCCTGCCTGCAAATAGTTTGCAGCGATTGTGGTTGTTATTTTCTTTACCATTTTTCATCTCTAAAATGGCACGAAGTCAGATTCCGCATTTGCTTCCGGTAGCGATTCTATTTCTGAATTATCCGGAGTCGGAATCTTGCCGATGTCAATTTCCTTGCTTGCTTTTCGAATGTCAATGATTTTCTGATATAGCGGGAAGTTTGGGTCTGCTTCGGTAACTATATCCAGCGTTTTCCCGATTAGCATCGTCGGAATGAATGCTTTCATTTCTTTTTCGCTCAGTCCGCATACTTTTCCGAGTCGTCTGAGACGCCATAAAGCGGCAGGTGATAACCAGAAAGTATCGTAAATCATTTTACCTTCTTGGGTTTTCATCTGAAATTTGTAGCCGGGTTTACCTTCCCGGGAATATTGCATCCCGGTTTTCACAATGGCAACGGTATAGAGACCTTCTTCATCAATGAATTGGCCTGTATCGTTGCCAGCTTCGAGATCGATAGGTTCGTAATTGTCGCTCATGATTTCCTCCCTTAGAGCTTGGTTTTCGATTGATTTTTATTTTTCATGTCCGAAAATCCTTAAATATTTGCTAATAAAAAATTTGCCGCCGATGAGGAATAATATAATAGGAGTAGTATGGAAATTAATTCGGCGGCAAATTCATTAAAGATAAAAACATATTTATCTTCCAGCCCGGGGTCTTGGGCTGTTCTTGTTGGCGTGAGCAAAATATAGAACATATTATTCATTCCTCGGAGACAATTATTGGGATAGCAGGGATAATGTCAAGAGAAATATTTTATTTATGCAGGATATTTAATATTTCTTTCATATTTTGTTCATAACTTGTTGTCGTTATACAAGTTACATAACAAAAAAATCTGATAAGGCAAAAAATGGAGTTCCCGGCTGATAAAAAAAGGCGGATTAAGGGAAAAAATAATTTTGATAGAAAAAGAGAAAGAGAAAAAGAAGAAAAGAAAGAAGCAAAGAAAAGAAGTAATAAGAGATAGAGATAAAGACAGTCCATTATATTATTTTTCTATTCTTCTCTCTTGTATATAATATATATACTCTCTTATATATATAATATATATAATATAATATAGTGATTTTGGATTTTTTAAGTTGTTGATTTTCAATGACTTAGCGATTTTAGATTTTAAGAAAAGCCATTTTTTCCGTTTTATAAGTTATTGAAAGACAAAAAGTTACGAAAAAATGGAAGCCAATATAAATTGCAATTTGGCTTCCATTTTTTGATAAATAGTTGATATATAAGAAGTTAAAAATTTATTTATATGAATCTACTATAAACGATAAATCATTGTTACTCAATATCTTACTTAAAAATAGAAGCCAATTCATTATAAATTTGGCTTCCATTATTTTATAAATTATTGCCTAACAATTAGTTATACAAGACAGTTATTTAAAGCCCTCTTTTTCTAAACTATAGAAAGACAATATCTTACTTAAAAATAGAAGCCAATATATATATGATTTGGCTTCCATTTTGAGCTATTTTATTTATTATTAACATCTTGCTTAAAAATAGAAGCCAATTTGATTTAATTTGGCTTCTATTTTTGCATAAGTGACTAATATATAAGAACTTATATTTTGATTTTTGTTTTGCATTCAGAAATAAAAATAATTCAAAAATATGAAAATAGTTCTTGACAGGATTTTGGCTTTTAAATTAGTGTCTTTTCAGGAGTGTGATAATGGAAATTAAATTATATTATCGTCCAGAAGAGGTAGCAGTAATGCTATCTTGCTCTTATCACTCAATAATAAGAGCAATAAAAAAAGGGATAATTCCCTGCACAAAAACATCAAGAAAGACATTTCTCATCAGTCATTCTGATGTTGAGAAATTAAAACAAAAACAAGTAATCCGGAAATATAACAAATCCTCTAAGCCAAAACTCCCCCAAAAAATTAAATCATCACTTTCCAATCCTAAACCTAAATTGCGTCCAGAAAAGCTTCTCGTCCCAATTCCATCACCTTCTTCTCAAACCAAAATTGCCAAGCCACAAAAAACGAATAAATCAGATTCAGACAACAAAAAGCTGATGGCGGATGTCAATGAAATTGTGGAAGCGTGGAATAATACAGCCAAAATCTGTAAATGCCGGAAGGTGACTAATGAGATTATTAAGGCAGCCAAAAAACGCTTGGAAACATATTCATTAGAAGAAATAAAAACAATTATCCTAAATTATCAAACTATTCTTCAGGATGAAAATACCTATTTCACTTATGCTTGGAATCTATATGAATTTCTCACCCGGGCTAAATCCTTTGAATATTTCAATGATGACATTATCGTTTTGGCTGAAAAATACAGAAAATTCGATGCCGATGATAGCGATGAACAAAAAAATGATGATAAATGGAATTGGTCTTTTCCTCAACCGAAGGAATGGGATAGCTGGTCTTTAGACGAAAGAAAAATATATATTAAAAACAAATGCGTAAAGGAGACAAAATGAAATCAATACCTTACCTTATTTCTACCCTAATCAATAGTCAAAATAACGAAAAAGTGATCAATATCATTTTTTCATTAGTCAAGAGCGATGATATTCCTGTATCATATCAATCACTTTACAAAATCATAGAAATATGCTGGCGAAAATATAATTTGATAGAGCCGGTAAGCATATTTATGGAAATTGAGAACAAATACGAAAAAGAAGCTGACAAGAAAAAATTGATGAAACAATTTTATGAACTTTGGGATTTGGTCGTTTCTGATGCCTTTTGGGAGCATTATTTATCCCTATCTTTGACAGAAATAAAAATCAATAAAGCCAAAATTGTAGGTTATGAATTATCTGATCTTACTAATCCGATTAACATAAATACAATGCTAATTGAAAGCAAGAAAATGATAGAGGATATAATGAATCAATACACAATGGATAGTGGCAGATCGCTTGAAGACATTATCAATGAATATATTAATAGCATCGATCAAAAAATTAGTGGCAATGATAAAGACACAATCACTACCGGGCTCTCATTCGAAAAACATATCAATGGCTTTCATCCCGGCGATTTCATCATTCTCGCCGGGAGACCAAAGATGGGAAAATCAGCTATTGCCAATACTATTGTAGTCAATGCCTTAAAAAAAGGAAAACGGGTGATGCTGGTAAACAATGAGATGGATGAACAAAGCATTGTCAATAGGTTAATCGCTAATTTATACAATATTGATGTTAATATTTTGCAAAACCCTCAAAGAATTGACAAAGATAATCTGAAATATCTGGTAAGAAGTATTGATGATTTCAAGCAAAATTATCCTCTGGAGCTATACGCAATGAATATTAAGACACCAGGGCAATTATTCATAGAGTTCAATAAATTGGCAGATAGAGATAGACGTCCGGATTTCATTGTAATGGATTATCTTCAACTCTTCCGAGTAGAAGGGAAATTCAATAGCAGATATGATATGGTATCTGAATTATCCTGGCAGGTAAAAATGCTGGCAAGCGATCTCAAAGTACCTATTCTTGCTCTTTCCCAGGTCAATAGAAAGTGTGAAGAGAGAAAGGATAAGAGACCAGTACCATCGGATCTGCGGGAATCAGGCAACCTGGAGCAAGACGCCACCGCCGTTATGTTTGTCTATCGTGACGAAGAATATCATGAAAACACGAAAGAACCGGGTATTGCCGAGATCAATGTGGCAATCAATCGTAATGGGACGAAAGGAATGCAGAAATATTATATGGATTTTTCGCACATGCGTCTCAGTAATATAGATAATAGAAGTTAAAAAATGATACACCTCAAACCCTTTCTACATCAGAGTTTCAGGCATATTGAAAAATCAAAATGTGGCAAAACGGGAAAAATTGCAAAGATGTCAACTGCTATCATCTTTTTTTCTTGTTTTTTCTCGTATTTTTCAAATTATTTTCAACTTTTTTTCAGATGTAAGTTATTGCCTATCAGCAACTTAAAAAATGGAAACGAAAAAAAACAAAAAAATATGCAAAAAAACGAAGATTTCTCTTGACAAGATAACAGGGGTTGATATCTTCGCAGTATCGATAGTGTGACAGTTTATACTGCTTGACAGTGTTCAGCAGTAAAATAAAAAACAGGGGTTGCCGCCCCGCCTTAGAAGGAGGAAAAAATGGCTATTCAAAAAATTATGGTTACCGATGACTTTGCGGAGTTCATAGACGCTCCGCTGATGGTGGGAGACATCGTCTCCGTTATTTGGGGATTTTCATCCCGTGAATATCTTCTCGTCCATAAACGGGAAGCTGGATGGATAGGTTTGCGGATCATGGAGTGCGTAGGGTATATACCTGATACAATTTCATTCAAGACGAAAGAGCGAAATTTTTGTGTCGTTGGCGGTATGGACATCATTCCTAATAATGCCATCAATATCTGTGCGAGATTTGATTATTTCGGTAAAGATAAACTCAATAATTTAATCAATAAAATTAAGGAGAAATAAAATGGAATATTCAACTAAAAGCCACTATGTGTATGTCCCAGGGGGGATATACGGGAACGCGTACAGCAAAATGAATGTAAAGCCTTATGGCACCATATGGCGGGTGCCAGTAAAAACACAAAGAGAATACCCGTACGCATCAGTGACAGGGGAAGCGGTGTGCGTGCTCCACAATGTGTACGGGCCAAATGACCCGGACATACCTACGAGGATAAAAAACAACCTCTTTGACGTTGACGGGAAAAGGATATCATGAAACTGATAGGATTATTGTTTACCCGGCTGGGCGGCATTAGTCGCCTGGCCTTCGTTTATCGCTGCCATGATGGCAGCATAAAAAAAATACCGGTCGCGATTGGCCGGAAAGGAGAATAAAATGGAAAATAATGAAAGGTATCCGTTCCCGGAAAGAATAATTCCGGATGCAGATCCAAACCCGCGGTCTACGGAGACCGCTGGATTTTGCCTCATCTGTGCGTTCGGTGAGAACGCGCGGAATGGGTTTTACACAGTCATCGTACAAAACGATGACTGTGATTATGTTTATCCTACCGTTTTTGGCAGGGAGTTAAGCGTTCAAGAAATTCACTTCTTTTGGAAAGATGCAGCCACTATGGCTGATTTCTTTCCAGAGTGGGTTCGGCAGTTCATCGCGTATAGTTACGCGATGAATTCGAACCCATTGCCCGCAATCAGGAACAGGTTTCCTGAGTTTGAGTTCATATTTCGGGAGAATGTAATAGACAGACCTGATGCCCCGCTCCCAAAAGAAGGAGCTACAATCCTTGTCGACAGACAAGGAAATATGGCTGTCTACGAGCCTCAACCTGTTTATGAGGTTGAGGCTGACGACCCGGTTGGGATGCCTGAATTGGCTATCCCATTTGATGTCCCGGAACTCCGGGACTTAGATTAAAGTATAACCTCGTTCAGGTAATGCCTCCGCCTGAATGGGGATAATCAGAAGAGAGGCGGAGATAACCTCCAAACTTGCCGATAAGGCAAGGGCGGAGGTTTTTTTTATAACTTGAAAAATAAAAATAATCAAAACAAAGCGGGTTTCCATCCGCTGTCCAAAGGAGGATAAAATGGAAACAACAATTTACAGACTTCCCTGTTCAATGACTGGGCTGGACGCAGAGGTCGACAATTGCGACCCCCATGCCATTATCGTGGTGGTCAAAGCAGACGACCCAATGTCTGCTGGGTGCGTGGATAGATATCTAACCACCGACGGTCAGCTAATCGACTGCTCGATAGATTCCGTAGACTTTGCGCAATGGTTTGAGCTTGAAGAGCTTGAAGAGTTCGAGGTGGGTGAA